CGCATCATGCGGTAGATAGTGTTTCATGTAGTGATACGGCTTCTTTAGCACCACTTTTGCGATCTCTGGGATGCTAGCGCCAGAAACAGAGTGATAATCAATGATATGGATCTCACCCTTGACCACCTGATACCACCAAATTGCAGTATCATCGCGGTAGCCCAAGTCCCACGCCGTATAGGTGCTTAAGCTAGGGTCATATTTGACCTCAGTAATGCGGCCATCGTCCGCAGCCATACGCATCTCAACCCCGTAAAACGCCCCAATAATGGCTGCTTCAAAGTTAGTCTCGTATTCCTGCATAAACTGGTCTTCAGAGATCTGCGCCTTAACCGCTTCAATCTCACTTTGCGGCAAAATACCGCTGTCAGACGCTTTAAGCCGCAGACTAAACCACTCTTCAGGGTTCATCCTGGAAGTTTGGTAAACATCCCAGAATTGATTCTTGCCTTTAGGCGTTCCCATGAACACCGCCCAGCCCTGCTTGTCAGAAAGCGCCGGCCTGATGATCGAACCCCAAACACTAGGCTTAAAGTCCCCAAACTCATCCAGCAAAACACCATCAAAACCAAGCCCACGCATAGCATCAGCGTTATCAGCCCCGAAAAGACGGATCTTCGCACCGTTAACCAGCGTAATCTCAAGTTCCTGCTCATTCGCCTGCTGAGAAATCGGAGCCGCATACTGCTTTAAATACCCCCAAGCCACGCTCTTGGCCTGACTTCTATACGGCGCAATATAGCCAAACAGCGGATTACGGCTCTTACACATAACCGCAGCGCGAATAAGGTCGTTAATCGCAGAAACAGTCTTACCCGCCCGTCGATGTGCTACCAGACAAGCCCAGCGCTGCTTGCGCTGATGGAATGCTTTGAACGCCTCTCTAGGCGCATAGTCTATTACGACTTCTCGTCTTGCCACTGAATCACCAGTTCAACCGGACCTTCGTCCTTGCCCGTAACCTCAGTCCGAGACAGCTTCGGCACATGATATTCAATCAAGTCCGAAAAGCAGGCAAACGCAGCCTTGGGGCCGTCACGCTCGTAAATCTCTTCTAGCCACATTTGCAGCCGCTGACTGTTGCCGTCAACAAAGCTGGCAATCATTTCCCTAGCAGCCTTAGAGCTTTTGTCTTTTGACCCAACCTTGCGGCCCTGGCCCTGGTACTTAAGCGGGATCTTAGCGTGTGGGTTAGCCATCAGCAGGCATCCTCTTCATGGCTTCCGCCAGCTTCTTGCCCTTATCGGCTTTATTGAATTCCTGCGCCACAGTCATTGAGATGTGATTGCGCTTAGCGAACTTTGGGTCGTGGGCGGCTGCTGCCATGAAGCGGCGCTGCTTGTCAGATGTTGAAGGCATTACGCACTCCTTGGATTGGTAACTGATTTACGATTAAGGCAACGGTGTTGTCAATCTTACGTTTTAGGAACAAACCGTTTTGGGTGTCCCAAATATGGGGGGGGCCTATATCTATACTGACACCCCCCCACCGGGATCGAAGGCCGGCCCCCCTCCGCCCTGGCCAGCCCTGGAGCCTTGGCCGGATCGCCTGGCCGTGGCTGTGGCCTAGGCTGTGGCCGTAGCAGTGGCGTCAATGGCCTGATCGATAGCCGCTGATCGGTGCGGCTATGGCAGCGCGATAGGCTGTATCCCATTGCATACCATGACACGATCAAGCCGTGAACAAGACGTGAACGATGAACGTGTTACATTGTATCAATGTCGTGGTTTGGTAGCTGTATGGCTGCAAATGGCATTAAAAGAACGTGTTATGTACGTCAAATACGGTCGCAGCCTTTTACAGCCTTGGGATAGGATATCCCAAGGTAAGGTCGCATTTGGCATGGCTCTATATGGCAGGGTTGAGGGGCTGACCTAGGCGGCCTGGATGGTTCCCGCCACGCATATGGCGAGAGGGAAATTAGTCAATTTATTGTACCAAATAATTTATACCCAACGCAATATTGTGCTTGACGCAATATCCCACCTATGGTCTACCTACATCAACGCCGGGGGCCAGAGGGCAGTTTCCCACTCCTAGCGCTGGCGAGGGCCAGTTGTCCGGTAGCAACCGGAACCCTTCTGAGCCGGGGCAGTTTCCCCGGCACCAAACGAAAGCCAAAGCCATGACAAAGAAACCCTCCGGCATGATTATTTATCGCGGACCGTCGATGCTAGATGGCTCGCCTATTATTGCGATTGCAACCGGCCTAGATGACAAGGCGCGTAATCGGAAAACGGGTCTTGTTCTGCAAACTTGGATTATGCGCGATGACGTGGCGCCGCATATTGCGCTTAAGACCGGCGATGACGCTAGCGTCTGCGGTGATTGCCAGCACCGTCCCATAAACGGCGGCGCTTGTTACGTCCGCGTGTTCCAGGCGCCGCTTGTTGTATGGAAAGCCGCGCAACGCGGGGTTTATGCGCAAGCGGGGGATTTAGACGCTATTCGTGCTGCCGGAGCAAACCGCGTTGTTCGCTTAGAATCTTATGGTGATCCTGCCGCCGTGCCGCTTGCGGTTTGGGAAGCGCTAGTGTCACGCGCAACGGCGCATACGGGATACACCCATCAATGGCGCACCATGCCGCAATTAGCTGCCTTGTGCATGGCTAGCGCCGATAACGCCCTAGAAGCCGCGCAAGCGCAAGCGCAAGGCTGGCGGACGTTTCGCGTTCGTGCGCCTAGTGAGCCTGTAGCTTTGCGCGAATTCGTTTGTCCCGCTAGCAAGGAAGCCGGCGCTAAGACGGATTGCGCGTCATGCCGCGCTTGTGGTGGCATTGCCAGCAAGGCAAAGGCTAATCCTGTCATTATCGCTCACGGCGCAACGGCGCGCCGTTTCATCGTCACGCGCTCGCCTGTTGCGATTGCGGCTTAATCATTCTTTATTTTCATGCGGCAATAAACCCCGCAAAGGAAACAGCACAATGACCGAATTAAAACCATTTCGCACAATGTCTGGACAATGGACCGTTAGCGACAAAGCTAAAAAACGTGACAAGCTTGTCCGAGACGATGCAGGAAACATTTGCCAATTCCCAGACTATCTGTCTGCAAAAGAATTTGCGGCGATAAACACCGCAAAGGAAACAGCCCAATGAAAAATCCAGACCACAGTCATTTAATGGCTCTTATGAAAAACTTATTGCGGCTGAAGCAGTCGAACGAACGCGAACGATTAAAGTTTGCCACCAGAGACAGTGAAATCGCTTTGCGTAAAGTATGGGTTGCCCAACTTGAACGCGAAGTAGCATCTGAGGAAAAGCTTTTAGGAATTGAACCCGTCGAGATTATATCGCTTGCCGATTTAGAAGCTGAAATACTCGCCGGCATATCCTCAATTCGCGGGAACGAAATCATTAGAAATGAGCCAAAACAATGATCCGAGCAGCAATAGAAGCCGCCGTATTAATTATGTTCGCAGTTTCGATAATTACGTTCGCAATCGTAATCGGAGGATAAGCCATGCGCTACCCAGACCCATCAGCCCTATCAGACGCTCGCATCTCGGACCTGATCGACGACTATGACAAGTCGATCTCGCTCGCTAACTTCATTGCAGCCTTGAGAGCAGAACGGGAAGAGCGGTTCATTCGTTATGAAAACCGCGAATCCGATGCTCGGCTCAATCAATGGGACGACGACCGCAAGGATGGATCCAATGCCCAGTGAAACGCCACACCTACCCCGCGACAGCCATGCCAGCTTGCTAGCAGGGCGCAAGGCTAATCGTCACCTAAGCTTGCAAGCCTATGAGCTAGCGGAATACGCCAGGCCGTCCATATGGCCCAGGAGACTGCTACGCGCCGGCATAACAGCCGCTGTGATCGGCTGTACTTTAGCCATAGGCACCAGGCTATGATCCTACAGCTTAACCCGCCCTTGCCGCTCAACACACCCAAAGGCAAAGCCTGGTGCCACGCAGTCATAGACTACAGCCAGGAGCATGACCTGCAATGGGTTTGTTTCATCGACTTGACAGGCGAATGTTGGACGTATGGCAACGCCGCAGTGACAATCCAGAACAACATCACATTAGGACGAGAGGTAACGAAATGAGGGATCTAGATGCACCGCTTGATTTCAATCTTCACATTGATCGCAGCGACCCTTCTGGTCGGATACTGCCTGTTATTCATTATTGGATTGGCGAACGCAAAGACCAGGCCATCGCGGATGATAACCAGGCACTATCATTGCGTGTCGTGCATCCGATGGGACATAGCTAAATGACACAGCAAACAGAGCCAGAAATTCGCAAGCTGCCTTTTATGACTCGCTGCCGTTGCGGTGCGCACCTGCCACGCGGATCAACAGCGCGGTGGAAGACAACCGCTGAAGCGGCTTATGATTGTAGCTGTTGCCGGCCCAGGCCCAAGCCATGAAAGGCAAAGCATCAACGCATTGGAAGCCCACAGTGGTTGACAGAATGCACGAGTTATGGGTCAAGTTCTCTGCATCGCAAGTTGCGGCAATGCTTAACTCGGAATTTGGAACTAGCCTTACGCGCAACGCCGTGATCGGGAAAGCCTGCCGCGATGGACTTAACAAGACTACAAAGCCATCTGCCCCCAAGGCAATCG